CAAATCTCTGAATAACACGACAGATGGATTGGTTGAGGCTACTTTTGCGGTGCAAGTCTCTAACGGTGTTACCGAAGGCGCACACTCATAATGGGTCTGGCTAGGGAGCTGCGAGAGAGGCGCACAATTCCTCTCAGAGAAGTTTCTGTTTCCGCGTGGGCAGATGAAAAGGGCAAACCATTCAAACTCTATACACGAGCAATCACTTGTTATGATTTGAATGAGTTACAGAAAAAACACCCTAATTTTTTAGAAAATACGACCATTGCCGCGATGGTTGATTTGATTATTCTAAAAGCGACAGATAAGGGTGGTGAACGGATATTTACAAACTCTGAGGATCGCATTGATTTAATGGGTGAGGAAACATCGGTTATTTCTGAAATTGCTAATCAAATGTTTGCAGAGATTGAAACGGTAGAGACTAAAATAAAAAACTAGAAAGCGATCAATCGAGGATTAATCTTTTATCGTTGGCTGATCGCCTAAAAATATCCATTGAAGATGCTGAACAAATGCCAGTTAATCATATGAATGAATGGCTTGCGTACTTCACAATAATGAGTCGAAAAGATGGCTGAAAACACCAAAATTATAATTAGTGCAGTTGATAAAACTAGACGAGGTTTTAGTTCTGTTACATCGGGATTGAAGAAAGTTTCTGGTGCTGTATTTAATTTAAAAACTGCATTGCTTGGAACAGTTGGAGCTGCGGGTTTTGGGTTGCTTGTAAAAAGTTCATTACAGGCGACAGATCAGTTAGCTAAAACTGCATCTAAAATCGGTACAACAACTGAGGCTTTATCACAGTTGCGATTTGCAGCAGATTTGACAGGTGTTGCAACACAAACTATGGATATGGCTCTACAGCGTTTTACACGTAGAGCAGCAGAAGCAGCCAAAGGAACTGGTGAGGCTAAAAATGCAATTCGTGAGTTAGGGATCAATGCCCAAGATTTAGTTAAATTACCACTAGATCAAAGGATGTTGGTTTTAGCAGATGCGTTTAGTAACGTAGAAAATGAATCTGACAAACTCAGACTTGCTTTTAAATTGTTTGATTCCGAGGGTGCTGCTTTAGTCAATACTCTTAGTTTAGGTCGTGATGAACTAGAAAAACTTTTTGGTGAGGCTCGATCACTTGGAATTGTAATGTCTAGTGATGCAGCTAAAGGTGTTGAAAACGCAAACGATGCTTTGACTCGTTTGGGTAGTTTGTTCAGAGGGGTGACAGATCAAACCGTTGCAGCATTAGCACCCGCGATTGCTTTACTTACTGAGACATTCAAAAACTTTGTTTTAACTGGTATTAGTGAAGCAAACGGAAGCATCCAGGAATTTGCAAAAGCACTTGCTGTCGATATTCTTAACGCAATCGGAACAACCCTAAAAGGGTTAGAAAATCTAGTAAACGGTGTCATTGATACCTTTAACAAAATTGTTGCAGCCAGTGATAGATTCACAGGATTTTTTAAAGACGATGATCAAAAAAGTGCCAGACAACTGCGGAGAGAAATAGAAGAATTAAACGCACAAATTCTTGAGCGTAATTCTTTAATGCAAGGTTTTGGAAGAAATGACGAAACAAGAGCAAGGGCAAACGAGCAAACTGTAAAAAGAATTGAGCTACTTGAGGAACTACTAAAAACAGCAAAAGACGTTGATGATTTTCAGATTGACCGGGTAAGTTTTGGTACGGCAGCACAGAAAGCAATACAACCTCTCATAGATATAATACAGGAAGCAAACGAGGTAACAGATAATTTAGTCGAAAAAGTAGCAGATAAAGCACCGTCTGCGTTTGAAGTTTTGTTAGAGACTATGAAAAACCTCAGACCTCAAGCAAAAGATGTAACTGAGAGTTTAGCGGAGATTGCAAACAAAGCGATTGACGGTTTAGGAAAAGCATTTACAGATGCAATTACAGGTGCGAAAAAATTCTCAGATGCCATTAGATCAATGGCAAAATCAGTCATTGATTCTTTAATACAAATGTTGATACAAAAATATTTAGTAGATGCAGCATTTAGTGGCATAACAAATTTCTTTAATGGGTCTTCACAAATTGCCAACGCACAAACCGTTGCACAGGGAGTTTATGAAGGTGGAGGTTATACTGGCATGGGAGCAAGGGCGGGTGGCATTGACGGTAAAGGCGGTTTTCCAGCAATTTTGCATCCTAATGAGTCAATTATCGATCATGCTAAAGGTCAATCAATGGGTGTAACCGTACAGCAAACGATAAACATATCTACAGGCGTACAAAGCACTGTCAGATCAGAACTGGTGCAATTATTACCTCAGATTGCAGCAGTTACGAGATCAAGTGTTGCAGATGCTAGATTACGCGGTGGATCATTCTCGAAAGCAATGGTGGGTGGATAATGACAGCAATAGCGTTTCCAAACGATCCCACAACATCTAGTCCCTATAATATTCAAAATATGTCTATGCGCTTGCGTAGGACAGTCGCAGTTGTCGAATCCCCTTTTACTTATGATACTCAAGTCCATGCACATCAAGGCGCACGTTGGGAAGCGGAGGTCACTTTACCGCCTTTGACTCACGCCCAAGCTAGAGGGTTTGAGGCGTTTCTGGTTGCTTTGAAAGGTAGAGAGGGAACTTTTACTTTTGGTAATCCTTTGCACACATCAACGGCAACGGCAGTAACATCGGGATCAACTGCGATTAGATCAACATCTTTAACAACTACGGCAGCGGCAAGTGCGATATTAGCAGGTACATATTTTCAATTAGAAGATTATTTATATATTGTAACCAGTGATAAATCACCTGGTGCGGGAACGCTAAACTTTGAGCCACCTTTGAGGCAGACGATCGCAAGTGGAGAAACTCTTACTTTTACACTGCCCCAAAGCACTTGGCGCATGAGCGCGAATGATATCGGTTGGTCAATTAGCAGTGCATCAATTTATGGTTTTACTTTTAGCTGTATAGAGGCGTTATGAGTCGTACCCTAACAACTGCAATGAGCAACGCTGTAACAGCAGATGTTGTCAGACCCATATTATTAATAAGAATGGTTTTTGATACAGCACCGTTGCATGTTTGGAATGGTGTTGGCGATTTGACTTTTAGCAGCAATACATATTCTGGGTTAGGTGATTTGATTAGCATTTCCACCATTGAAGAAACCTCAGATGTAAGTGCATCGGGTATAAATGTAGTTTTGACAGGGTTAAAAAGCTCATTTTTAAGCACTGCACTTAATGAAGATTATCAAGGTAGAGTTATTACAATTCATTTAGGTGGTTTTGATGCAAGCGGAAGTTTAATAGCTGATCCGATTATAATCTTTACTGGATTTATGGATGTTATGACGATCACAGAGGCAGGTGATTCTTCAACAATTAGCATTGCATGTGAGAATAAATTAATTGCTTTAGAGCGCAGTAAAGAGCGCAGATACACACCCGAAGATCAAAAAATTGATTTTCCAAATGATAAAGGTTTTGAGTTTGTTGCAGATACATCAAAACAAGAAATTATCTGGGGTGGTCGCTCAACACCAATCGGTGTTTATGGTGGGAGCGGAAACACAAGTGATCCATCAACTCAGGGAGCTGGCAATCTCGTATGATTTTTGCCCTTGAATCATTGGCAAATGTAAAAGAGGACATCAAGCCACTTATCAAAAAACATTGGGAGCTTGTTGCGCTCAATCAAGGCGTAATTAAACTCAATCCAGATTGGGAAAAATATGCTCAAATGGATCAATCAGGATTATTAAGAATATTCACAGCAAGAAAAAATAACGAATTAGTAGGTTATTGCGTTTTAGTTGTAAGCCAAAGTTTACATTACAAAGATCACATATTTGCAAATAATGATGTTGTTTTTGTTTTGCCCGAATACAGAGAGGGCATGACAGGCTATAAGTTAATTAAATATGCAGAGGATTATTGCAGAGAAAACAATGTTTCACTTTTAAATATCAATACAAAAGTGCATTTGCCGTTTGATTCTTTGATGCTTGGCATGAAATTTGAGCTAATCGAGCGCATTTACTCTAAATATTTAAGAGGTTAATTTATGGCGATTTCATTAGTTGCGGGCATATCGTCAGCCGTAGGTTATGCAATTACAGCAACAACTTTTTCTCTAACAAAAATGTTTGTTGCGTTTGCAGCGGGGGCGGGTTTATCCTCTTTATCTCGCGCCCTAGCACCAAAGCCAAATATGAACGCCTCTCTGCGAGGGCAAACAATTACCAATCGTGATCCAGTTGGTACTCGCAAGGTTGTCTACGGCAAAACGAGAGTCGGTGGCAATATTGTGTTCATGGAAAGCACTGGTACGAATAATGATGATTTGTACTTAGTTATTGCAATTGCAGGACATGAGATCGAAAGCTACGAGGCGGTGTATTTTAACGAAGAAAAAGTGTATGAAAACGCTGCTTATGTAAGTGATTGGGATACTTACATTGATTTACATTTTTATTATGGAACTGATACTCAAACAGCAAATAGCGCATTGGTTTCTGCAAGCAATAATAAATGGACAAACGCACATACATTAAACGGTGTTGCATACATTGTTGTTAAACTTACTTATGATCAAGATAAATTTGCAACTGGATTGCCTAATATCTCATGTATTATCAAAGGTAAAAAAGTTTTGAATGTAGGTGGAACTGCAACCGCTTGTACTGAC